CCTATTTTTCCTCAATCACTTATAAAAAATATCAACCGTTCTGATATGTATGTCGAACTAATAAACGGTTCAACCATAAGATGTTCTGGTCTCGAAAATGTTGACGCTACACTCGGTTCTACAGCAGATTTAGCTATATTTGACGAAGCACAATCTTTATCCGAAGATTCAATAAACAAAGTACAGCCAATGCTTTCTACTCGTAATGGTAGAATGATACTAGCAGGAACCGTAAGAACCAGAAGCAACATACTTTGGAAATACTACGAAAAAGGTCAATTGGGGCATCCAGATTATACACCGGGGTTTAGATCTTGGAAAGTAACAGTCCATGATTCACCTACACCAAATAATAATCCAGAAATGATAGCGTTTTTAAAATCATCAATGTCACCTTCACAGTACAAGGCCGAGTTTCTTTGTGATCCAGATTCTGGATTTGGAAGAGTTGTACCAGACTTTGATACAATTCTAAACAGATCAGATATAAAACTCGATCCATCTAAACCATTGTTGATAGGAGTGGATTTTAACGTAAATCCGTATACTATGGTAATACATCAGGTAAATGTCAAGCAAGAGTTTTATCCAAATGGAAGACTCAAAAGTCGTGTTGAAGAACTACATGCTATCGAAGAGCTATATGTAGCAAACACTAATACGCAGAAAATGGCAAATCTTGTAAAAAACAAATACTCAAAATGGCTGGGCAATATAATTTTTTATCCTGACGCTACGGGATCTGCCAGAAAAACTTCGTCTAAAAATACAGACCATCAGATACTTTCAACCGTCGGTAAAATCGTTTGTGATAATTCAAATCCTACCCAGAACGACAGAATAAATTCATTCAATGCTTTGGTATGTGCAGCAGATGGAACAAGAAGATATTTTGTTAACCCACAATGTAAGTATTTGGTCGAGTCTTTACTTGGATTGACATACGACAAGAGTGGAAAGATGGATAAACACAGTAATCTGGATCATCCTTTTGACTCATCTTCATATACGGTTTATCAGTTATATCCAATTAGATCTAAAGGAATTAGACAAAAGCCATTCTTTGATTAATATATAAAAGTTAATAAATATGATGACTACTCTAATAATAAATACAAAAAACACTTTAAGGATAAAACAAAAATGAATCCACATTTTAAAGCATCAAAGACATTTGAAAATCTTCACGATAAGTACACTATTGTAGATGATGTATGGGAAGGTACAGAGGCCATGAGAAGAGAAGGTAATACTTATCTTCAAAAAGAACCTAAAGAAACTTCTGCAAATTATCAAATGAGATTAGATCGTTCTGTAATGGAACCAGTATTTAAGCGTGTAATAATGCAGTCTGTCGGTAAAGCTTTTACCAAACCAATTCAAGTTGATGGTGTTCCATCTTCTTTGGAACCCTTAATATTCAATGCTGATCAATCGGGCACAAGCTTGGAATCCTTTTCAAAGGATATTTTGAACGATGCCATAAAATACGGAATAACTTACCTTTTAACAGACTTTCCAGTAATTGAACCTAATTCTACACTAGCAGACGAAAGACTTGCTGGTGCATATCCTTATTTCGTAAACATTAAACCCACACAAGTATTAGATCTAAGTGTTGGATACATCGACGGTCTTGCACAGTTGATCAACTTTAGGTTTTTTGAAGAAGTTTCAGAATATGATGGTTTTACTACAGTTTCACAATATCAAGTGAAACAGTTTTCTTTTGATGAGTCCGGTAACGTGAGTTATACAATATGGAGAGAAGACAAGAACGGTAATGAGTATCTTTATGATAAAAACATCATAAGAAACATGAAAAGGATACCAATTACTCCTGTATATGCTAATAAAATATCTCCATTTTTGGGAGAACCCACTTTACTTGATCTTGCATACTTAAACATTCAACATTATCAGAAAACATCTGATGTTGATGTTGCTTTGCATTATGGTGCAATGCCAATGTTAGTAATAAAAGGTATGAAAGACCAGATAGATCCAACAACTGGTGAAAGTACTAACGAAATTGTAATTTCGCCCAACTCTGGTTTCCATGTTGATTCTGATGGTGATGTTTCTTGGTTAGAGCTTAACGGTTCTGGTATTAGTACTTATATGCAAAATATTAATGAATTGAAAGCGTCTATGTCTCTTCTAGGATTAGAACTTACAACACCTAAAGCTATTCATGAAACAGCAACAGGTAGGCTTTTAGATGAACATACTAAGAATAGTATTTTGAAAGTTATAACAATTGATCTTGCATCATCATTAGAAAGAGCACTTTGGTATGCAGGACAATATATGGCTGAAGAAGTTGATGCTACAGTTACGATAGACACTACCTTAACTGTTACACCAGATGCTGGAATAGAAAACGTATTAGCAATGGTCAAAGCTGGAATACTTACACCATCTCAGGCTCTAAAAGAAATTACCGAAAGAAGATTGTTGTTGACAAATCCACAAAACGATGAATCTATAAACTAATAATTTTTTTTTTTAGAATCGCTAAATAGTAATACAGGCAGCGCCTGAACAACAAATATACACATATAGGAGAAAACAATGAATTTAGAAGAAGTAAAGAAGTTTCTTGAAGAAACTGAAGATGGTAAAGCACTACTAGAGTCATACAAACAGCCTTTGGTTTCAAAGCGTGATGAATTGCTAGGAGAGCTTAAGACCCTAAAGGAGTCTGTTAAAAAGTTTGAGGGAATTGACGTTGAAGATCTTAGATCTAAAGCATCAAGCGTTGAAAATCTAAAACAGGAACTAGAGAGAGCTAAGAAAGATAATTCTTCAGACGAAAAGGTAGAAGAACTTCGTAAATCCTTGGAGGCTGAAGTACAAAAAGAAAGAGATAAGCTTAACTCTTTTGTTAACAAGTACAGAGAATCAAAGATAGAATCTTTGATTACGGATTCTGTAGCAAAACACAAGGGTGTTTCGGAATTGTTAAAGCCTGTGATCAGGAACAGATTGAAAGACACAGTCACCGATGACGGTGATGTACAAATTGAAGTTCTTTCGAAGGACGGTAAGCCTTATTTTATTGACGGTAATGAGGCAACTGTTGAAGACTTGGTGAAAGAACTTAAAGCTGATGAGATTTATTCTCGATGCTTTGAAGGAACCGGAGCTTCTGGCTCTGGAACCAGACCGACTAATGGTAAGTTAGATTTTAGTCTTGATCCAACCGATCCAAACTACAGTCTGACAGAAGCCATGAGACGTGCTGCCAAGCGTAAGTAAGAACCTGCGGTTCTAAAATTTTAGTCAGCGACTTTAATTATTAAAAAATACATAACAGCTTTTATAAATAAAAGCATAGTCAATTAAAAAATATTCAAAAATAAAGGAGAAATATTATGACTGATTTGACTGATCTAACATTTGAGCCGCAAACGTTTCGTGATTACGTACAGGCGGACGTTCGTAAAAGAAGCCGTTTTTACCAGAGCGGTGCTGTAGTTCAAAGTGACATTGTTGTTCCTAACTATGGTAGAACTGTAACTGTTCCTGCATGGAACGGTCTTGGTGGAGAAGCTGAAGTGTTGAATGACACTGCTGGACTAACTCCAACGGCATTGACCACTTCTGCGCAGGTTGCTCCAATTCTTGAGCGTGGTAAGCTTTACAGCTACAACGATCTAGTTGCTACCATGACTGGTTCTGATCCTTTTGGAGCATTGGCACAGAAGCTTGCTTCATTCTGGGCTAGAGAATATGACCGTGCATTGGTCAACTCCGCTGTAGGTGCTGCTGGTGGTATTGATGCTGAAGACGCTGGTTCTGTAATTGAAGACGGTTCTTCTGCTGCTATTAGTGCTTCTGCAATCATACAAGCACGTTCACTATTTGGAGAGTATCAGGATGATGAGCTATTCATGGTTGTTCATCCTAAGACTTATGCAGCAATGCAGGTCGCTGAACTAACAACCTTGGTTCCTTCTGCTGATTTGCAGCCGATTGAAACCTTCCAAGGTATGCCTATCATAGTTTCAAGCACTCTTCCTGTTGCCGCAGGTTCTCCTGACGTTTACACTTCATTGATTGTACGTCCGGGATCTTTCCTAGAAGGCATGGACAACCGTCCAGAACGTATGTTTGAGCAGGATCGTGACATTGTTACTGGTAACAACAGATTCGCTACTCGTAGCCGTTTCGTTATCCATCCTGTTGGTGCTGCTTTTGACGGCTCTCCTGCTGGAGACACTGCTTCTAACGCTGAGTTGGCTACTGCTGGCAACTGGGGTCTTGGAGCAGAAGACGAGAATCACTTCGGTGTTCGTGTCCTAACCCACCAGATTTAAGCGATAGCTTAGACAAACCTTAAAAACCCTCGGCCTTCCGGGGGTTTTTTATTTCCTATAAATACTATTACAAACACACAACAGAGGATATTAATATGAGCGATATGACTGGATATTATGAAGCATTAATTCAAAAGACTGAAGATATAAAACTTCGAGCATTGTATGCTAACGAACTTAAAAAGGCCAAGAGAAAGAAAAAACTAGTTAAACAGAAAAAGTTTTTGGGGGAAAATGCAAATGCTCTTGCAAATCTTAAAGAAAACACACCTGATTCTGAAGAAGAAAGACCAAACAAAGATATGGGAAAGAAGAAAGTTCTCAAAAAGAAAGTTTCTAAAAAGAGAAATAATACAGAATCAGATGATTGCTAACAATAAATAACTATTACAAAGTTTATTACAATTTTTAAAATAAGGAAAATATTATGGCTATTACAGTAATACTTGAAGATGGATCTGGTGTAGAGGATGCAAACTCTTATATTGAAACATCATATGTAGACTACATTGAAGAACTTGAAGGTATTATAGAATGGAATGATGCGAGTCAAGATAACAAAAACAAATATGTAATTAGAGCTACAAATCTTATTGACAGACTATATGGTTCTAGAATGCGGGGAGATATTTTGGATGCTCAACAGTCTCTTTTATACCCACGTGGTTCTTTCATGGATGGATTAGGAAGACTGGTTCTTTCTAATACTATTCCAAAAGCTCTTAAAGATGCTGCGGCACGTGCCGCTATAGGTTATGCCAAAACTGATATTGATCTGGTTAGTTCGGATTTTGATAAAGAAAATATCAAGAAAGAATCAGTAAGTATTGGACCAATCTCAGAATCAGTTGAATATTACGATAAAGAAGTTTCGACTACAAAAACACGAGAAGAAGTTACTGTTATAATATCTCCTTTAATTAAACTTCCTTCTAGACAGTTTTCTGTTTCAAGAGGATAATTCATTGTGATATACAATAGATTGAAATTAAAAACCGAAGAGTTATTGGAAAAATATGGAACAGATGGAGAAATTGTATTTTACGATTCTGATAACATTCAAATGTCTAGGGGAAAAGTCAAGGCAATACGTATTGCCTTGAATGTTGACGTTATTCCATCCAGTATTGTAGAGGATGTAGATTCAACTATACTTTGTGATTCGAACATAGGTATTAATAAGGACGACTATATTATTTTTGATTCAACTTTATACAAGATAATAGATTTTGAACTTATACGTCCAACGGATACTAGTATAGTTTACCAACTTTTCGTGGGAGTTTAAAGATGGTTAAGGTTGTTACAATAGATGAAATGATAGAAGAACATGAAAAGGATTTAGAAGCTCTGCATCGTGGTATTGTTCAGAAAAGTTCGGAAGACATAATTGATAATGCACCAGCAGATACTGGTAGATTAAAAGGTTCTGTTAAGGTGTCTATAAACAAAGAAGAAGTTGTTCAAAATAACGAAGACCCCAGCGGTCAGTCTACAAAATCCGAAAACAAATCTACGATTGATAGAATAGAGTTGGACGATGACATTTTTGTTGTGATCGGAGAAGATTATGCAAAATCCGTAAATGATGGAACACAAAAAGTACCACCTACGGGATTTTACAGTAGAGTATTAGACAACATGGACCCTGTTGTTTCCAACGTGATTAAAAATTTGAAAAAATACAGGAAATAAATAATGACTACAGATTTTAAAACAATTTACGATACATTCGATACTGAATTGTCTTTGGTGTTGACTGAAGATGTTGTCAGGGCTTATGAATCGTATAAACCCACTACTAGGCAGTCTTATGTTCGTATAACAGTACTACCTTCTGAATCAATTAACATATCACAGGGTATTGACAGTTGGATAGAACATAGCGGATTAGTACAAGTAGACGTAATAACACCAGCCAACACAGAAACACACTTTAACATAATAAATACTGTTGTTAACAGATTTAATGGTAAAAGAAAATATCCAAACGCTCTTCAGATAGACAGAGCTTGGATGGGTTCTAGTACATACGAAAACGATTGGATAGTTAGTCCGGTTCTTTGTAGATACCGTTATTTTGTTGATTCAGTAGGTGTAGACGACATTTGATAGTATTTGTATCAAATAACGTATAAATAGATTAAGAACTTATAATAACATAAAGGAAAAATAATTATGGCAAACGCTACTAACGCATTAAGCAGAATTGGTATCATTAAAGAAAGTGTATTGGGAACTACCCCTGCTACTCCTACACTAGAATCTCAGAGATTTTCTAGTACAAACTTTTCAGTTGAAAGAAGTGAACTAGAAGACACTTCAAAGGCAAACACTCGTCAAAAATTGTATGTTAAGACTGGAAATAAGACCGTAAATGGATCTTTGTCTGGTCCTTTAGCTCATAACAACTACGATGTTCTTTTGGAAAGTGTAATGTTCAACGAATGGGATACTAATGTATTGAAATTGGGTGATACTCTAGTTTCTATGACTGTAGAAGAAAATGCATCCGACATTACTCAGTACAAGATCAACAGAGGTGTCGTAGCAAACAGTATGACTGTAACAAGTCCTGCCGATGGTTTGAGCACTATTTCTTTTGATTTTCTTGGTATGTCTCAGGAAATGTCAGGAACTTCTGTATCGGCATCTCCATACACTGCACAGGCTGTAAGACAGCCTATGACCCACTGTGGAGGAACGATCAATGAGGGTGGAACCGCGATAGGTATTGTAACTGAAATTGATTTTACTATCTCTAACAATCTTTCTTCACAGTTCGTTTGGGGTGATTGTGATCCTTCAGACATTATTGAAGGTCGTGTGGATGTTACTGGAACGATGAGCGTTCTATTCTCTGATGCCGCACTTTACAATAAGTTCATGGACGATACCAGCACTAGTATAGACTTTGAACTAGACGATGGAGATGGAAATACTATCAAGTTCGACATGCCAAATGTTCGTTATACTGGGGCAGATATGCCTATCGACGAAGGAAGTGGTCCTAGAATAATCACACTACCCTTCAGGGCCGTCTATGACGCCTCAGAAGAATCAACATTGGTGATCACACGATCTGCTTAATAAAAACCCTTAGGGAGCCTTACAGACCGTAAGGCTCTCTTCTTTACACAAACACACAAAAGGAAAACACACATGAACAACAAAAAGAATTTTTTTGATCTTACAGAACCTTCTAATTGTATTTTGAAACTAGTACATCCTACTATAGGTGACACTGGTGCTACATTAACACTCATCCCTCCTACAAGTCAGACCTATGTTGACCGTTTGACAATTATAAATGCTCAAAAACTACGTGAAGCTCCGGATCAGTTTAAGAAAGAAATTGAAAAAGAGATTGGTCCTGATAATGTAAAAGATTTTACATCTATGACTGACCAAGAATGGTTAGACTTTATGAAGAACACTACTAAGTGGGAAGCCAGAGAAATTGCGGCAGTTGTAGAGGACTGGTCAGAAGAGTTTGGAGAACCATTTAATAGAGAAAAACTGGTTGAAATGTTGATGGATTCCAACTATTCTTGGATAAAAATGGCCATTTATCAAAAAATGAAGGATGATAGTGCTTTTTTTTTGAATGGAAAGACAGACTAATTTCAATAATAGAATTACAGGTAAAAGCTGCTAAGACTGAGGGAAGTACCTCAGTCTACAACCATTTTAAAAAATTAGAATCGATGTATGATAAACTTGATGAAAATTTCAAGAAGATCGTAGATCAAAAGAGAAAAGAGTTTTCCGAATTGGAGACTAACCCACCATTTATATTGCAAAACGTTTGGTACGCGTTTTGGGAATTACGTAATACTAAGTCTTTGGAACATCCTATTAATCATACAGACATAAGAAGCTACAAAGAGCTTATGAACTATCAAATAAATAAATGGGAAGTTCGTCAGATTTTAGAATGGGACGCGACTTACTACAAGTGTTACAAACAACATAAAGAGAACTAATAATGGCTTCAGAATTTATTACAAAAATCAAATACAAGGTTGACTCTTCTGATCTTAAAGAAGCTAGAAACGAGCTTAGTAAGACAAACACAGAGTTTAACAAAACTGAAGGATCATCTGCCGGTGCAGGAAATTCTTTGTCTAAGGTATTTGCAATAGCCAAAACTGCAGCTATAGGATTGGCTGCTGTTGGTACTGCGGCAGTTGCCGCAGCAAATTTTGTGAGGAAAGAGTTTTCTAATATCCAGCAGATCAACGATCTTTCTGACTTTACTGGTGCTGCCGTAGATAAACTGGCAGATTTAGAAGCACGTTCAAAATTAGTTGGTTTTGAATTTGAAAATCTTACAGCAGTTATAATAAAACAGCAAGAACAGATAGGAGAAGGATCAGAAATATTTGAAAAGCTTGGTATTAGTGTTGAAAGATTGTCTCAACTCGATCCAGCACAGGCATTTCAAGAAATTGTAAACGCAATTAACGATGTTGAAGATACGTCTATACGTTCAAGAGCTATAACACAATTGATAGGTGAGTCTGAAATTAATGCACTAAAACTTGGTGGTTCTTTGGCTGAAGTTAATGAACAGTTAAAACAAGCTAGAGCAGGCGGATTTATAGTTGGAGAAGATGATGTTGAAAGGGCAAGGCGTTTAGATCAACTCACAAACGAGATTACAGCAGGCTGGGCCGCTGTTCGTAGACAACTTGCTTTGTCGTTTGGTCCAGCTCTAGTTGCAACATTTGAAAAGATTGTTTCCGCCATAGAAAGAATTTCTTCTGTTTCTGGTATAGAACTTGTAGAAAGAGAAATAGATAGTGCAACAAGAGCGTATAACGATCTTGTAGAGGCACAGTCTAGAGGTGAACAAGTATCTGAAAAACAGTTACAACTTGCTGCTGAAAGAATTGTGATATTAGACAGAGAGAGGGCACTATTAAACGAGTTGGAAGAGCAGGAGGCCAGAAGAAGCGAGATAGCAGAAATTCCGGGAAATATGGGTATATCTAATATAAATGCCCAAATTGAGGGAAGAAAAGAAATTTCCCAACTTAGTGAGAGACAGGCTGCTATAGAACAAGAGCTTTTAACAATTTCAGACCAAAAGACAGCCAACGAAATAGAATTTCTTACTGTTAGTCAAAACATTACAGATACTAGGATAGAGCAAGAAGCGAGAACAATTTCTAACAACAAGGCTCTAGAAAGATCTGTAGAACTTAACGATCAAGCATATGAAAATATAAAGAAGTATGTAGAAGAACTGAGTAGACAGGAAGAGTTTTTCGCACGAATAAACACAGAGATTGATTTACAGAAAACGGCCTTCGAACAAATATCTTCTGGTAGAATACGTTCTCAAGAAGAATTAAATTCTTTCTTAGAAAATGAGAGAGAAATTCAACGATTAATAAACGAAAGTAAATCTATTGGTATAGAACTTACAAAACAAGAAGCCGAAGAAATGGTAAACGTCAGGAGAGAGCAAGAAAACACCAACAGAGAGACTCTAAGAAGGGCTGAAGCGTTAAGGGATATTAGAGAAAATCTTATTACTGGATTGGGCCAAGAACTTGGTGATCAAATAGCAGAAGGTCTTCGTACAGGAGAACTTAACTTTAAACAGTTTGCAGCTAATGTTGTTGAAATTCTTCTTCGATCAGGAATAGATTCTGTTGTACAAAGTCTATTGAATCCACAATCTTCAGGATCACAGGGTGCTGGAAACGCTATAGCATCTTTTTTCGCTAACCTTTTTGGTGGTGGACAAGCCAAGGGTGGTGCGTGGAATGACGGTACTCAATTCTTTGCCAAGGGTGGTGTGGTAAACGCTACCACGGCCTTTGGAATGTCTAACAATAAGATTGGTGTCATGGGCGAAGCAGGACCCGAAGCAATTCTTCCTCTCACAAGGACACCAAACGGGGACTTAGGTGTGAAAAGTGTTGGTGGTGGTTCTGGTTCTATAGTGGCTCAGACAAACATTAATGTTACAGTTAATGCTTCTTCCGATCAACCGGAAGCTATAGGTGAAGAAACAGCCAAGGCGATTGATCGCTTAGTTACTAATACGGTAAAAAGAACACTATACAACGAAACAAGATCAGGTAATTCTTTAAATAGAGGATTTTAATAAATGAGCGCACTACCATTACCAGAAAAAATATCACAAAACTCAAGTAGAACAATAAACCAAAACACTATCACTGTCAGATTTAGAGACGGGGCAGAACAGAGAGCGGTTTGGGGTATTAATGATATGACCGATGAATGGTCTATAGTTTATGACAATATAAGTCTTGTAGATAGAAACACAGTTATATCTTTCATAGAGACTGTAGGATATGTACAGGCTTTTACATGGACTCCGCCTAATGAATCTACAGCCAGATCGTTTGTGATAGATTCTGCCCCAAACGAATCCAATGTTGGAAACAGATACACTGTTTCTTTTAGAATTAGAGAGGTATATGCATAATGTCTGATATAAAAGAACAGTCCAAACAAACTTATGTTGGTGAAATTTTTGAAGGTTATGAAATTGATCTAACCCCATTGGGCACTAGTCAAGTATTTCATCTGTCCTCTACGATAAGACAACCAACATCTTGGAGAGGTAAAATTTATCAACCATTCCCGGTGTTGGCAGAAGGGTTTGTAGAAGAAAAAAACAGTGCCCCTTCTAGAATAAATCTTACGGTATCCAATGTGAATAAAACTTTAATGCAACAGGTAGCACAATATGACGATTTGGTGGGTGCTAATGTAACTATATGGAGAACTTATAAGAATTTTCTAGATGGAGAAGTAGATGCTGATCCTAACCAACACTTTCCTACTAGAAGTTACGTTATAATACAGAAACAACTTATGAACGAAAGTATAATAACTTTTCTTTTGTCATCTAAAATGGACAGACCGGGTTTGCGTCTGCCCAGAAGACAAATTCTTAGAGAAGATCTTGGTGAAAGGTCTCTTTATGCTCCGGGTGTGTCTAGATTACGTAACTTTTAACTAAAAAATCAATATTTACATAAATATTATTACAACACACACATAAACATAAGGTACGATGAAATACAATTTAGATGTATTAAAAGAAGATATTTGTGCTTACGTCTTAAAGAAATATCCTGAAGAAGCTGTTCTTGGTATAAAGAACCAAAATATAATATATTATGAAAACATTCATGAAAATCCAGTAGAACATTTTCGTATTGACCCCATCAAATTTAACCAAAATATTCCGGATATTTTGATACATTCACATACTTCCAATCAACTTTCTTTGAAATACAGAAGTAATGTTGACCCAAGAACACCAAGTTTAAAAGACATGCAAACTCAAGACTCATTACAAATACCATTTGGTATATTAAGTAGTGATGGTGAGAATTGTAGCGATATTGTTGTTTTTCCTGACAATGATCATCCACTTATTGGTAGACCTTATATTCATGGAGTTTATGATTGTTACACCATAATACAATCCTTCTATTGGCAGAAATTTGGTATAGAACTTATGAGTGTTCCAAGAGAATACATGTGGTGGAACGATGGTGGAGTTAACTTATATGATAAATATTACCAGTCGGCAGGGTTTTTTGAGGTTTCCGAAGATGAACTTAGGTATGGTGACATGATACTGATAAGCATTTCTTCGACAGAAAACAACCATGGTGCTGTATATATCGGAGACAACAAGATATTACAGCATATGGATAAAAGACTATCCCAAGAATATAGTTTTTCAAGATGGAGAAACTCGATGACAAAATTTTTAAGACACAAGGAAGTTAAAAACCATGCAACATAAAAGAAGAACAATACATCTCTATGGCAAACTAAAGCAAATGTGCGGAGGAAACGATACAGTTGTAATTTCTGGTAACGATATTAGAACTTTGGTTTCTGGTCTTATTTCCAATTATGGTCATAAGATTAAAAGACATATAAGAGAAAATGAATGGCTTGTTAAGATAAAACAAAAAGACGGTGACCATTTTCTTACGGAACAAACATTAGATTGGAATATGGGTTCTTCTAATGAAGTTCACCTTATACCTTCTGTAGAAGGATCTGGTAGGGTTGGACAGATTATAGGAGGCATAGCTCTAATTGCAGGTGGAATTGCCTTGACGGTCTTTACCGGAGGCGGTGCAGCATTTTTGTTCGGTTCTGCAGCTTTGACTGGTGCAGTTGGTTCTGCTGTTGGTGGTGCATTAATAGGAGCAGGAATAAGTCTTACGATAGGTGGATTATTTCCTCCTTCCTCTCCGCAGATAAGAGAACAAGCAGATTCAACACCTAGTTTTTTGTTTAGTAGAGCCGTTAATACTACAGAACAGGGTCATCCAGTTCCTCTGTGTTACGGTTTCTGTCGAACTGGTTCTGTAGTCTTAAGTACTGGGGTAACTATAGAGCAATTATCTACATACGATTCTCCCCCAGATCCCGGTGGTCCCGGTGGTGGTAGTGCTCCTCCTATCAGTCCTAACCCGATATATGAACAATATTAAGGATTCATTAAAATGAGTAAACATAATAGAATAAAAAACTATACAATTGAAGGTTCAGGTGGTGGAGGAAAAGGTGGCCGTTCTGGTCCACCTCGTCAGGCTCCAAATAGTCTTAGGAGCAACGCTACAGTTGCCGTTGTAGAAGCTATATCAGAAGGCCCCATCGTTGGTGTTCAGGGTGGTTTGAAAGGTGTTTATTTTGATAATACACCTGTACAGAGCCAGTCAGGAGACTACAACTTTTCTGCAATAACATTCGAAGAAAGATTAGGTGAACCGGGACAGAATTACATTCCGGGATTCCCAGACGTAGAAAGCGGTTTTGCAGTAAATCAAGAATTACCAAATCCTCCGGGAGGCGTAACCCGTTCTATAAGTTCTTCCGCTGACGCAGCTAGAGTTATTGTCACGATACCACAGCTTATTGAGGTTGACCAAGAGACCGGTGATACATCTGCTGCACAAATTCCTATTAAGATACAGACTCGTGTTGTAGGTGGAACTTTCCAAGATGTTTTTTCTAAAACTATAACAGGGGTAACACGTACGCCATACCAAGAAGGTTACAGGATAGAATCCCCACAACCCGGTGTTGCATGGGAACTTAGGGTTTTGCGTCTTGATGATATTTCTAATAGTGATTTTTTATCTAATGATATTATATTTTCATCTGTAGTAGAATTACAAGATATTAAGATGACTTATGATGACGCAGCGCATGTTGGTCTATTACTAGATTCAGAATCTACGGGCGGTCAAGTTCCACGTAGAAGTTACATAGTTAAAGGTATTAAAGTGTTAGTCCCTAGCAACTATACACCTACCGTTCTTGACGAACAAGGTAACGTTATTTCTAACGCATCTTATAGTGGGACATGGGACGGGCAGTTTAAAGCTGCTAGAGAGTGGTGTGACGATCCTGCTTGGATTTTATTTGACATTCTGACTAACGAAAGATACGGAATGGGAGAGTTTGTAAAAATATCTGACATTGACATTTACAGTTTTTATGATGCATCGCAATATAACACTGAAATTGTACCTGACGGTGATGGTGGATTTGAAAACAGATTTAGATTTAATGCCTCTTTGATGACTCAAGAAGAAAATTTTAAAATGATTCAGACTCTTGCTTCTACTTTTAGATCGCAGGTAATAAACTCTAACGGCATGATAAAAATAGTACAAGATAGACCAAAAGAAGTAGAAGCTATTTTAACTCATTCTAATGTCATAGACGGTAAGTTTGAATACTCTGGAACAGAAATGTCTTCTAGGGCCACTGCCGTTGAAGTTACCTTTAATGATAGTAAGGAGCAATTTTTACCAAGAACCATCATAGAAGAAACAACTTCAGCAAGAATTAACGCTTTTGGATATAACAAAAAAAGCGTAAACGCCGTGGGAGTTACGACAGAATCTCAAGCTAGAAGATTGGCAAGATGGATTCTACTGAGTGGTTTGGAAAACTCAGAAATTGCAACCTTTAAAGTTTCTTTCTCTAATGCATTCTTGGAAGTTGGTGACGTTATAGAGATTGCAGACAACTTTTTCGCTAATACCATAGTTGGTGGAGTTATTACAGCAGAATCCAGTGGTAACGTTCTTGTAGTAAACGTTGATCCTTCTGAAGACCTTTCTACTTCCAACGTGGTAAGGTATATTCTCCCAGACGGAACCGAGGTTACAAGAAACGTTATAAGTGTTACCGATAATCAATTGACACTTGAAAATGGTGTTGACTTAAGTACTTTGGTAAACACACCATACGTTATAACAGGTCTAGTTGTTCCTAGACCTTTCCAAATTATTTCTATCAAAGAAGATGGTGTTGGAGAATATGAGATTGTTGCTGCAAATTACAATGAAAACAAGTTCATTTCTGTAGAAACTGGAGTTGAGTTGGACAACGATTCTCCGTTCCAAACATTCGGTTCAAATGATATTGAAGCTCCGACCGGAGATAATTCTGTTCTTGAATCTTATACCGGTGCTAATGGTGAAACCAAATTACGTTTAACCATTGACTGGTCTGATGTTACAAACCCAAGTCTTGCCTATTACAGAATAAAATACAGAAGAAACGGTGATCAATATTTTTGGTCTAACAACCTTTCTCAGTCTAGATTTGTCATAAACGATGTTGATGAAGGTGTGTATGATTATTCTATATACGCATACAATGTCTTTGGTACACAATCTGCACCTCTGGATGGGTTTATAATAGCCTCTTTCATTGTAGGAGTGCCCGGAGACTCTAGTTTGTTGGCACCACAAAACTTTAGAGTAGACCATCCATCTGGTTCTACTATGGATGATGACAAATGGCAAGGCACTGTTTTAAACTTAACGTGGGACCCAGTCGCCGGAACAGAATCTGATCAGCTACGTGATTACATTGTAAATGTAATAGATATTACCACAGATGATACTATAGCTACTTTAACAGTAGAAGATAACTTTGTATCTTTTAACGATGGTGATATTGCACGTTTTTATTTTGAACAGAACAACGTACCTTTCGATGGTAAACCAAGAACCCCAAGATTTGCAGTTTTTGCTAGGGACAACTCTTTCCAATTGAGTACAAGTACAGGAATAACTGGATTTACAAATGATCCACCATCTGCATTGACAAATGTAACAGCAGTACCCATTTTTGAAGATTACAAAATAACTCACGATGCCTACCTTGAAGAAGAAAATGCAGAGGGTGTTTTCATTCACCATATAGTGGGAACTGATCCTATTGTTCCTAAAATAAACAACCTTCAAAAAGATGATAGAGGAACAATTCACAAAATTGAGGGTGTAGCTGATACTACTTACACCTACGCAATTGCGGCTTACGATTCTTATTCTAAATTCGGATTGAACTATGTTACTGGACAAGTAACAACCCTTCCTGAACTGTCTGTACCCGATCCTGAACCTGATCCAGATAATGTTCTTGGTCTAGTAGTCAGTTCTTCGTTAGAGCAGCTTCCTAATGGTCAGGAAAGGGTACGTCTTAACATACAATGGAATAAAGTTACCGGAGCAAATCAATACGATCTATGGATTGTAGAAACATCTACTAATAACGTTTCTTTGCCTACGGTGAGTCAACCAGATACTGGTAACATTGTTCAATATTCTATGGAAGCCCTTCCTTCAACACAATATACTGTTAGGGTTAGAGCTAGAATTGGTTCTGTTATCGGGGAATGGACAAACATAGTACGTCATACAACAACACAAGACACCGGAGCACCTTCGGCAGTTACTGCATTTAATGCAATAGCAGGATACGAATCTGTTTATCTTACATGGAACAGGCCCAGCGATTCTGATTTAAAAGAATTTGAGATAAAAAGAAGAGTAGGAATAGGTTCATACAACGTGTTCTATACACAAGCTGGAACAAGTAGTTTCTTCTTTGATAATCAAGTAGTTGTTGGTGTTACTTATCAATATAGAATACGTGCTGTTGATACATCCGGAAACACTTCTGTTTGGGTAACTTCTTCTTCTGTTACACCAAGAAACATATTAGCGAATACAATAACAGAAACAGAAATTCAAGATGGAAGTATTACCTCTCCTTTGATAGGGGCTAATGAAATTATAACAACTTCAGCGAACATAGGTACGGCAGTTATTAACAATGCCGCTATGCAAGAAGCTTCTATAGCAACTGCTAATATCCAAAATGCTGCAATAACAAGTGCTAAGTTTAGTAACACCATTCAATCAGATAATTATGTAGCAGGTTCTACAGGATGGAAGATAGAAAGAAACACGGGTTCTGCTGAATTTAACGAGATTACAGCAAGAGGTAGCGTAATTGTAGGAAATACTACTTTAACTAATGTTAGAATATTAGCCAACCATCCTGATTATTTGATATGGGCGGGTAATGGTAATACACTTAATGATGCAAATGGCATATTTTGGGTTAAGAGAGATGGAACTGCTTCTATAGATACAGAAACGTTCGGTATTCCCACTGGTGGTACTACTGTAGATTCTTTTTCTGCCACAAACACTGCCACCGGTGGTTCTACAACAAACTCTTTGACTGCAACATCTTCTAACATTGAAGTTGGCTCTGGTGGTATATCGTTACAATGTAACTTCGAATTTGAAGCTTTGGATCAAAATATACAAACTCCTCAATCATCATGTTCGGGTCCCGGAAATATTAACGGAACAATATCATTACAAAGAAGAATAGCACCATCAGGTTCTTGGTCTACTGTTGCCACGGCTACGGTAAGCGGGGGTGGTAGTGTTGTATGGATTCCTGAAAGTGATCCATCATTAAGTCCGGGAATATGTACAGTAAGAAACAGTACTGATGTTATTAAGCCTTTTGTAGATAATCCAAGTTCTGGTACCTATAACTATAGAGTATTGTTTACTTCTTGGTCAGCACCATTTACAAATGCTGAAGTAAGTAAAAACAAATTTACTGTTACAACTTCAAGCTAACAAACATGTAAATTTAATAAATATATAAAACATAGGAAATATTAGATAAAATGTCAACATTTAAAAGAATACAAGATTTACCATCGATAGATCTTCCATTGACAGGCGCTGAGGTTTTTGAGGTTGAAAGACTTTCACCCGAAGACTCACATAGTATAACTTTCAGTCAGTTGAGAGACGAAATACTTTCTGGTGTTAATACAGACGGAATCACCGTAGATTCTCCAGATATTGATGATATTATCGCATGGGACGGTTCCGATTGGGTTCCAAGAAGTGGTACTTTTACTAACATTAAAGATTTTAAGGATAATCTTGGGGTATCGGATGATACTGCTGCTGTACAGCAATGGGTAAATTATGCTGCCAACAACCAACTTATTGCTTTTATACCCGCTAACACTACTGTTACAATAAAAAATTCTGTAACGTTGCCTGACAATGTAGTAATATTCGGTGGTAATATGTTCACCTCTATTGTTAGAGCTACAAATGATGCAGACGTTTCTATAAAAATGTTCAGAAACACTGACTTTAATAACGGTAATTCCAATATAAAAATATCTAACATGACTATTGACGGTAACGACATTGGATTCAACGATCCCAATGATGGTTCCGTATGCATAGAAATGCAACGTGTCACAAATATACTTTTAGAAAATCTACAGATAATTAAAGGTGGTATTGAAGGAATATATCTAGGGTTTTGTGATAATATATTTGTTAACAATCTATTAGCACACGACAATGGACCTTTTAACTCCGAAGTTGCGTATCTCGGTGATGCATCTGGTATTCACCTAGATGCTTCAACAAATTTTAAAATCCAAAACACCATTTCATACGAAAATGGTTTTCATGGTATTATTTTAACAAATACAAGATATGGTAGTGTTTCTGCCGTAACATACGGAAACGGTTTTAACGGAGGATTTGCTCAATTTGGTTGTGAAGATGTTTCTTGGGATTTGATCAGTTATGGGAACTTTAGAGGTTTTTATGCTACAACTGATTCCAAAAATATGAGAATCAGTGGATCATTTTTTAATAACACCAATAATATTTTGACTAACAATGTTACCAATACTATAATTGACGGCGTTCACTCCTACGGTGCTATTGAGAATGATATTTATCTTGTTGGTGACGGAGATAACGTAATATACTCAAACTCTTTTCCGAGACAACCTACAGTACAAATAGATTTTGATAGTGCAGTGATTTACACAGACGAAAGATTGATAGGAGAAATTACCGGAGCATATACTGTTAGAATACAGGATGTTTCCAAAGTTCTAGAACTTAGAACCGATAACAATTACACTGTTACTATTCCAACTCAAGTTGCAGTTGCTCAGGGCACAGACAACGAGTTTGATACGTCTAATAGTATCATCATAAGAAATACATCTTCAACTGGCGTGTTGACGCTTTCAGGCGCTTCTGGTGTTACTTTATCGGAAGCTAATAGTACGGCAAATAACGTTACTCTTAACCCGAAAGAGTCAATAGAACTTGTTTATCATGGATCAGACAACTGGACAGGATACAAATCCAACTCGGTCTATTCTTCAATAGAAATTACAGAATCACAAATAAGTGATCTACAATCATATTTGACTGTTGTAGATTTGGGTCAGACCGTTCTTCCTGACACTATAGAGATAACCAACACTGGTGGTAGTAACACTATTATTGCTTCTGCAACAACTACAGACTCAGGTTTATTGTCTTCTTCAGACAAGACTAAACTTGATGGTATTTCTGCTGGTGCCGAGGTTAACGCCGTAGATTCTGTATCGGGTAAAACCGGATCTGTAACTTTAGACACTGACGACGTTACAGAAGCTTCTAACCTATATTACACAACTGCAAGGACAAATTCTGACATTGACATTAGAGTGGACAAAGCTTTTGTAGACGCTCTTGGTATAGATTCTGAAACGTTAGATGGAAACATACCAGCATATTTCTTAGACTACAACAATTTCACAAACACCCCAAACATCTTTAATACCATATCTATATCCGGGCAGGACAACGTCGTAGCAGACAGTTCTAATGATACTTTAACTCTTGTGGCTGGAAGCAATATAACATTAACTACAGATTCGAGTACAGATTCTATTACAATCAGTTCATCTGGTGGTGGTGGACAAGCTTTTGGTACAATATCAGTATCTGGACAGAGTGATGTTGTTGCAGATACAACTTCCGACACATTGACATTAGTTGCTGGTACCAACATGACTATAAGCACTAATGCTTCTTCAGATACTATAACATTTGACGCTGCAACTTCCGGGGGCTCTTTGACAAAAGAAGAGGTACAGGATTTTGCTTGGGATGTTTTGACCGGAACACAAACTCTTATAACGGTAACTTATGATGATGCTAACGAAAACGTTGACTTTATTGTAAACGACGATCTATCTTTATTTGACAATAGCTCTTCTGGATTTTTAACTGATGTGTCTTTTTCAGACATACAGGCTGGTTCTGTGTTGACTAGTATCGAATCTTTTATAGATTCTGATACACAACTAATGACTGCTGCAGCAATAGATGATCATATAGAAAGTAAAGGATATACTACAAACACAGGAACGGTAACTTCTGTTGGAATCTCGGGTAGTGACGGTATAGAAATAGATTCTGGTTCGCCTGTTACAAGTTCTGGCAACATATCTTTGGGGATAAATGCTGTTTCCCTTAGAAGCCATATTAACGTAGAAGATGGTTCAACCGCAGATCAAACTGAGGAAGAAATACAAGATGCCGCTTGGAATGTTTTGAATGGAAACCAAAGTCTTATTACAGTAACATACGATGATTTGAATAATAATGTTGACTTTGTAGTTGAAAATGACTTATCATTGTTCGATAATAGCATTTCTGGTTTTATTTCAAACATTACAGGAGAAAATATAAATGAACTTTCAGACGTTAACATTAATACTCCATCTGACGGCCATGCCTTTTTTTACGAAGGCACTGGCTCAGAGTGGATAAACAGGGCAATTGTAGAACAAGATATTAGTGATCTGCAAAAGTATACAAATTCTAGACCTACTGTAACTCTTCCTAGGGCGAGGGGCAGCTACATATATTCTACAGAAAGCGGTTGGGATGATTGGTACGCTGCTGGAGATGGTGGAACAAGTAATGATCACGTAACACAGACTGGATCAGTAACTGTAACTACCCAATCTGGAAACAGTAATGCTGGTATTTCTACGCCAATATTAAGCCCTACGGTGGATATTAGTGAATCTTTGTTGAGACTTTTTGTTAAATGTGATGATTGGGCTGATGTAAGTGCTGTCGTTTTGACAATATCATCTTCTGAATGGACTTTCGCAGATTCTGTGAATATTTATTTGGGTACTAGACTAGTAAACCCACCAGACAATGAATGGATAGAAGTTGTAGTAGATGTTGATGATCTTCCTGTCGATGGCTCTCCAAACCTTTCAGCAATAAAACAAATGTTGTTAAGGGTGCAAGATAATGGTAATAACAGAGTAACGGTTCATCTGGACTCAATAGCAACTATACCTGACAGCACCACGGGACACATTGTTACAATCACTTTTGATGATGGATATGATGATGTTATTATCGGTAAGGAATATATGGACAAATATATGTATGCCGGCACGGCCTTAATCGATCCTGAAGAAATTGGAAACTCTGGTTACCTAACAGAAGAAGAGCTGTTCGATCTTGACAAAGTGGGATGGGACATTGGTGGTCATCATATTGGTAACCTTAACAACCTTACTCAATCAGAACTTGAAGATCACTTAAGATCTACAAGAAACTATTTGTTAGAAAGAGGTTTTCGTGGTTCGGATCACTATTCTTACCCCAACGGTGCATTTAGTGACAATATAATTAAAGAAGTTAGAAGAAACTTTTCTCACGCTTCTAATATAAACGGATGGGCAAATGGTCAGACCTACATATCTCCTTACAACATCAACAGGCAGTCCATTGACAAGTTTACTACACAGGCCCAAGTAAAAGGTTGGATTGATGATGCTGTAGCAAACAACCAGTGGCTTATATTGAATTTTCATACCTTGGTATCTACTTTGGTAGATGGTCAAGACTGGTTGGAAACAGATTTTTCTGCAATAGTTGATTACTTAAATACAAACAACGTCAATGTACAACCATTGTCTAACGCAATTCAGATTTTGAATAACAAACAATAAGGACGCACACACACATGTTTATAATTTATTATGATGAAAACAAAGAGCTTAGGTACTATAAAGACTCAAGGAAAAAGAGATACCAAGAATATGTAGAAAATCTTCCAAACACTATTATGGTATTAAATGAAAATGGCCAAGAATTTTTGGAAGAGGTTGATGAAAGTATTCTTAAAGAATACAAAGCTTTCATATCTTCTACTATTAAGTATTTGAGGGCTTAAAATGCCAAATAGAACTAATCCGGTAAAAAGGACTAACACCAAAAGAATATTTGCCGACCCAGTAGCGTCGGCGATTCCTGTTAGTCCAACACCAACACCTTCAACATCTCAAATACCACCTACACCTACACCAACACCTACACCCAGTAGTAGTCCGAGTGTTACACCATCTCCTACTCCTACCCCTTCGCCACCTCCGGGGACGCCTTATACTTTTTTCCTACTAAGTGATATTGACCCTATTAATAACCCGGATAGGCTGTTAACTATATTTGATCCTATTCTTGGAGATGACTCTTATAGTGTTATACAAGTTGCTAACCCTAGTACGGTAGAAACTTCTATGAGGAAATGGAGATACACTTTTGACCAAGATTGCACCATAACTGGTTTTAATACAAGACTTTTAATAGCCAATGCCACTCCCAGACTTAGCGACTTTAGAGCAAAGTTTATACAATTGGATTCTAATGGGATTGAGGTTGATAGTGTTTCTGGACCTTGGGTTCCAACAAACGAAATTTTGCTTAACCAGATCTACGGAGAGAATTTCCTATACACATTAAATATTTCTGAGGGTGATAGTTTAATACTAGACGTTCAAACTAGAACCTATGAGTCTGGTTTACCTTATATGTTTTATGACACTCTTGTTGATTTTAGATTAAATTACTTTGAAATTTACAGCAATGATTTTGCTCCAAACTTGCCGACGCCTACACCTACACCAACTCCAAGTGTTACGCCAACAATTTCTTTGTCTGCGTCTATTACTCCCACCCCCACACCTACAAGCAGTGTAACCCCAACACCAACTCCAAGTTTATCTGTTCCTAGTGATGATCCTTGTTCTATATTTTTTGGTTATACCGGTAACAGATTTTACAACCGTTCTGGTGATGATAACATTTTATTGACTACCGCCAGTGAAACTGTTGACTTTAGTGGGCTTATGGCAGAAAATGGAGACATTATTGTTGTATCTGCACAAACATATTTGGGTATTGAAGACATTTCTGGTTTTACTAAAGTTTATGATCAGCAAATAATAGATGATACTGATGTTACTCCAGAGGGAGGTGTTGCTTATGATTCACCATTTAGAAGACAGGTCTTTACTGCTGAATTTGGTACAGATATTTTGACACCGTCTATGTTTATTCAACAAACACCGGACGCAGTTAATTATAATGCCGATTTTGTTAGAATAACAATAAATGTTATAAGAAACGGAAACATTTTATCTATAAACAACTATAACAACTTTGATCAAGGAAGCGATAGTATTCTTACGTTTACACCTGCACCATTACCTACTGCCAACGCAGTAAGATATTACATTATATCTTTCGATGGTTCTAACACTTTCAGA